AGTTTCCTTACATTGCGCGTCACTATATCTTTCCAACGGGTTGTATTAACTCTAACCATGCCATTCGGGGCCTTACCAGAGTGGCCATCGAATTCAATTCTTGCTGCATAAGGCAAATTATTAGTGAAGACTATGTCTTCCCCAAGTCCGCTACGATTTGTGATTTCCTGGGCTGCGGAGATAGTAGCTTGCCCACTCCCGTCAGTGGCTGTTGTCGTTTCGCTTGTATCTGCATTTAAACTAACGAACCAGTTTCCCCGAAGCGTTCCTTGATCAACAGGAGTAGAAAGAATGATAGCAGCAAACAGGTCAAACGCAGAAACCCGCCGCACCTTAACTAGATTGGCTAAAGCGTTCTGAGTAAATTTTACAGAATCCTTACTAAAGCTCATCGGGTAACGTCCAATAAATAGACAACAACAATTTCAGCGGGCTTGATAGGAACCAGTTTTGAAAGCGGATACCACTTTGAATCAACCTGTACTTCTTCACCTGTTTCTGGAGCAGCGGTAGCTTTCAAAATAAGAGTTTTCGTTGCTACCCATGTGGCTCCCGCGTCACCTGCTAGGGCCAATACTGTTTGTTGATCAGCTACTATACCAGTGACTGAGCGTTGTGTGTCTGGTAGCGCACTTAATTCGTCTGCGTCGTATGCTGCAAGGCCCCGAACGGCAAATACTTTTCCAAAACTATCAAGAATTTCATTGACCTCAACTACAAGCCCCTGATAAAAAGAATCTGAAGCAGCCATCAGCTTCTAATGACCCCGCCTTGCCCTGCCGTGGTGTATTGCTTTGCAAGTTTGTCAGGTAATGGGAACGAAAGAAAACTTGCAGCGGTAGCCATACCCTGATATTCAACTTCGGTGGTTATTGGGCCAACTACTGTTTTCTTTCGTTTAACATCTTGCGCAGTTCCCGTCGGCGGGATTGGGTATAAAGTACCCGCTACTGATTGCTTGGCATAACCACAAACCGCTCGCATCCAATCTCCAGGAACCCCTTCGATTAATTTTCCATAACGGTTATATAAATAACTTCTAGGAAATTCTAACGCTTGTATTTCTTCAAGTGGGCGACCCTTTAATTTTGGACCCCACCGAGCGTCAGCGTATTCCGTCGCAGTCATTAACGCCGCTTGTTTTGCTGCACTATCAACGGCCCATGCTGTTCCTAAGTAGTCGTCAGCAAAAGCCTCGCTCACGTATGAGGTGGCAAGTTCTAAACCCGTTCCGTCTTCAACTAGGAAAGCTGGCATATTATATGACTCTATTTCCTGTGTAGTATTTTATCACAGCAATGTCGGATTCAACTATTGCGCCTGCTACCTGTGCGCCCAAAAGTTTAGTATGTAAGCCTTCAACTGTTAGCATACCCTTATTCCCGTTTGTTTTGGTGTCCACCAGAGGCACAACAGTATCTTTGATAAGACCTTCCATGTAATCCCTAAAAATTCCAGAGCTTGATTCAAGTGCGGCATACAAGCCTGGAACTATACACCCCTGACGTTTCGCAGATTCAGTTCTAAGGTATTCATTAAATAGGTCGGTCGCTTCTTGCTCTGCTTCGAATGTTCCATCACCTTCTAGTATGGATGTCTGTGCGACATCGGTTCCCTTCTGAGGCGTTACTTCTTTCCAAATTAGGTAACGAATCCGCGAGGACGCATCAAACGCTGAAAATATGGTATCAGCATACCCTTGTAATTCGCTGAAGCGGTCGCCATCTCTTATGTCGTTGATACCCCCACCAACTAGCATCGAGTCAGCAGTTGGGTTGGCACTAATTTTAGCAGCGATTCCGCTTGCGATAGTAGCAAGCTGACGCCCGCCCAAACTAAAGTCGAATCGGTTAGCAACAGGCAGCGAAGGAATATAATCAACGAACCCATAATAATCTTCTTGCGGAGCTACATTATCACGGAATAGGTGCAGGCTGTCGCCGTCTTGGATTGCTTTGCTTAAACCGGAGTCATCATATCCTAAGTGATATAATGCTTGCTCCATGTTCGCAGCAAATCCGTCGAAGTCCATTGCCATATCTGCGACATAAAACAAATTAAAGGACACGGTTCCCACTGAAGCAGTTGCTGAATTTAGTTTGTGAAATCGAAGTTCGTTTGGAAGAACAGCCGAACCGGCAGCATAAGCAGTTATGGGAACCGTCGTTGTCAGGTCTTTATATTCACCTGTTAAACCTTGCGCGGTTCCCGTTGCCCTAATTGTAAATACTTTATTGAAAATAGAAGTTCTTGCTATACCGCTGCCAGGCGGAAACCCTATCGAAGCACTGATATTATATTGGTTTATAGCATTAGCCCAAATTATACTATGAGACTTAGATGCACCTGAGGGATTCACTGCTGAAAAGATAGTTACATTTTCGGAGGCAGTTGCGGTTAAGTCAGTTATCATTCCGCCAATTTGATACTGCAATCGGTCAGCGTACAAAGCCGATAAGTTAATATCGAGTGAGGCTGAAACACCAGCCTCAAAAAGAACACCACCTCTTGCAGTAAATACCGGACTACCCGTCGGGGTAATTACCGCACTCCCTTTTAAATCGATATACTTATTTGCAGTCGCATCGGTTTTCATTACAAAGCAATGGCGCATATACTGCCAGCGCCCGGCCGCAGATTCGTTGTAGACCATCTGCCAAGTAATGTCTTTCGTATAACTTGCCGCGGTTGGTATTTTAGCGACGGCTGCATCGGCATCAATTACGGCGGCAGGATCCAAAGGGTCAACAGGGGTTTCATCCCCTGCGAGCCTGCCCAATCTGTTTTTTCGGTTGTAATAAAGAGCCGCTTGCATGTTGCTGGGCCAACCGTTTGGATAGCGACTCTTTTCGACCACGTCAGTTCCCCTTAATAGCGGTCTTTGGCTGCAACAATAGCCTTCACAGCATTGCCCCGAAGGACTGACTGCTGCTCACGCTGTGCTTGCTGCGAACGCTGGTATTCTTTAACGTCCAGACTGTAGTTGCGACGGTTGTCAACCTTTTCAGCTGCAACAATTAAAGCGTCTTTTACTTTCAACGCGATGTTTACCCGCGTTTGCGCTTCAACTAGCGCAACACGAGCAGCAACAAGTTCAGCTTCAATAGCATCAACCTCACTTACTTCAACCTCACCTGTAAGCAAGTCTTCATTAGCTGCATCAACTTCAGAAGCTTCAACTTCGGAGGGTAAATCCAAATCGTCAGCCTCGGGAGCTTCAACAGGGGGTTGAACTTCTTCAACGGGGTTTAATGATTCCGGATTATTGCGAGTGAAACCTTTCACCGCTTCGGTAACATCGGACCGACTAACAGAACCACCAACAATTTCTTTCATAACATCCAACCGCGGCAGTCCTTCGGTTGTCCAATGTTCGTCATTAGCAGTGTCAAGCCGTGCCAATGCTTCAATAATTTTGTCTTTCATAATAACTACCTATTAAAAACCAGCCCCGAAGGGCTGGTTATTTAGTCATCACCCAACACAATGAACGCCATGTGCAGTGAACCAGTAACCACAAACACGCCGTCTTCGGCGTCAGTAATTACATTGTCATCAATCAAGACATTAAAGTTGAGTTCCAAACTTCCATCGGTGTTATCAATGATCAAACCGTGTTCAGTTTGGGTTGAAGCACCACGGGTCAGCGGGGCCAACTTGTCAGATGCACCAGCATCCAAAGCGGTTGATGCAATGATTGCATCTTCTTGCGCGTCAGCTAAGTCAACATCTGCGTTTGGCGCGTAGCCAATACCGAAATCACCGTTCCAATTGTCAATAACATTGGCGTCACTGCCTGCGTCAACTTGTACATAAACAACAGCACCAAGGAACAACAAGTTGCCCTGAGGTAGACCGCTGATTACCGCTGTTCCTGCATCCACCGCGTCAGCTACGCCAGTGATTGTCAACGTGCTATTAATAGCAATATCTACGCGAACAATTTCTTGGCTGGCTGGGTCGCCTCGACTTAAAGATCTTTGTAAACCTTTCATTCTGTATCTCCTAAAGCAATTAATAAAAAAGGGGGGTTAACCCCCCTTTTTTAATGGCTATTAAAATTCGCGTGTGATAAGACGTGCGATTTTAATTTGCTTCCGCTCAGAGTAGACACGGGCCCATGAGTCTTCATGTGCAAGCATGCCTGAAGTTGCAGCATTTGACGGACCACCTTTTGAAGCAGTGCCTCCAAAAGCGTGGCCAACAGGATGCAACGCCCACTCAACACGGTTGTAAAGAACGTCAGAACCGCTACCGTTGCCTGAGTCTGGCTTACGCTGGGTTTCGGTTGGTACTTTAGGAGCACCCATACCCAATAGAACCGCGTTTGAACCGAAGAGCCAAGTGTGGTAAACACCACTGGAAGGAGTCGGAACACCATCGTCAACAATAACAACACGGCCCAGGAAGGTCGGAATTGTTATTTCACCGCGCGCGTCAGGGATGAAGTCAATCAAATTGTTCTTTTGCATACGCGCATAAACAATTGAATGAACACAGACCATTGATAGGTCACCCATACTGTCGCCCATGGTAACAGCAGCGTCAATGAATGCTTCCGCGCTGAAGTTAGTAACACCGGCTGAGTAAGAAACGCCTGAGACGTCATTTGTCAAGTCACCAATAACGTGCTCTGTAGTAGCCGGAGCATCATCGTTATCAGCAAAGACGCCATTCACCGTAGCAACAAACACGGCTTGCAGACGTCGTGCCCAGTAGGTTGACACGCGGTCAGCAATGCTGCTCATTGGATCCGCACCCGCAAGGGCTGCGGTTAAGTCACCGCTTGACCAGGACTGGTTACGTGACAAACGAACAGCGACTTCAGTTGCAGTTCCCGTCTTTTTCGGAGCAGAGTTTCCAGTGCCACCTGTGTAGTCGTCATCCGCATCATCAACACCGATATTTTCAGCTTCGTTGTCGAGGTCTTTGAATGAAGGTGCATTAAAGGTGATACCGCCACCAGCAAGGTCACTGTCAAGTGCGGAAGAACGAACAACAGCACCGGAAGCAATCAAACGTGATTTCTCTTCGGTCATTTGCTGAACATAAGGGTTAAAGATTTCCGGAACGACAACGTCCGAGATTAATGTGATTGGACCTGTAGCCATTTTGAGTTCCTCCTAAGGAAAGGCTTGGATTTTACACCGAGCCGCTGCCCCATAGCCGCGCGCCCAACAAAATTAAAAAGCGACATCATCTTTGATGTCGCTTTAAGTATAATAGCAACTGATAATAAATTGCAAGCGTTAACTTGGCTTTTGTCCACCCACTGTAGTTCCCGCTGATTTTGCCATTTGTTCAGCGCGAGCGCGGTTTTCTTTTATCAATGAACCTTGCTCGGTAAGGTTCCAACCGTCTTTGCTAAATGGGTTCTTTCCACCCACACCACCGTCACCACCTTTTGCACCAGCTCCCTGAGATTCAGGCCACCAATGAGGTCGACTTGTTTTAACTTCACTGAGCCATACAAAGGGGTCAACGCCAGGAGTGACACCAACATTATCCCGCGTAACCACATTACCGGACTCGTCTACCTGAAAAATGTTTTCACCTACCAACAAAGCGTCTTCAATTGCAGTGTCCCGGATTTTTGCGGTTCCTGCTGCTTTGCGAATCACATCGTGGATCGTACGCTTCGTTTCCTTAGTCTGATAAGAAGCAACGGTTCCAGTCAGCTCATCACGTTCGCTTGTCAGCTTTTGGATTTGGCGTTCCAATGGTGATGTCTTTGTTTTAATACGGGTTTCAACAATGGTGTTAATCTTATCATCGTCAATGTTACCACCGGATGCAGCTTCAAGCTCCGCAATCCGATCAAGTTTAACGTGAATTTCATCAGGGTCGAGGTCACCAAACTGTGAAAGCTTGTGCTTTGTTTTGCTGTGTTCAACGCGCTCTTTTCTCAGGCCTTCCATTACCTTTGCAATATCATCACCTGTTTTTAATTCACCCGCACCAATTAAAACAAATTGCCCGTCTTTTTCTTTATACAGGTGGCGGACTTCTGATGGGATACCATCTTCGCTGTCATAGTTTTCTTCGAACATTGGAATCACTCCGTTATTGGTCAACATTGACCGTTATATTAATCCGGGACTTCTAATCCCTTTTTTCGTAACTCGTCGAGGGTTAAAACATCCCCGTCCCTCGCTACAAATTTATCTAAGCTGACATTACCGTTTCTAAACATGTCCGCTCGGGTAGGGCCAAGCACTTGGTCTTGAAAATCATTGGTCTGTTTTTTCAACCACTCATTATAAGTAGTTTGCGCGGGTACTGTACCCACCATTTCGCGACCGCGTCTGCGAGCGAATTCATCATACTTAGTTTTGTGGCCCCTCGGTAGCGAGCCTCGATCCTTATGGTTGGCTATTTTAGCCTCATCGGTGTATTCCTGCAATAGTTTCTTTTCAGTTCTTTCATCAAAACCCCTGTCACCAAAGTTATCAGGGTTTAAATAAGGTACTCGTAACGACCTACACCTAAAATGAAGGGGCGGAATGGGGCCTTCACCTTGTGGAAAGACCTGTCCATCCAAGCCAGCGCATTCAATAGTTGTTCTGACGTCAAGTGTTGCCACATACATTTCTTTCTTAATAATATCTGAGTTCGCTTGATAAAGTGCTTGCTTCGCTTCATTTTGA